AATACCCATCTTCTCAGCTTTACCGATGGTGTCATGGGTTCCACGACCACCAGGAAACGCGATCACCACGTCGATGCCGCTCTTGAGCATCTTTGAATTACGCACAGGCCCAGCCGCACGACCATATTTGTTCCACTCGGCACGAAATTCTTCGAAAGGAATATCATGCTTGATCGCGTATTCCTTTGCAAGCGTATCTGCACCTTGGGCACCGCCTTCAACGATCACGATGGGCCGGTCCTTCTCATGGTATTGCTCACGAAATCCATCGAGAACGCCGTCGGTCAGGGTTCGATTATCCCAGTCACGACCACCACACACTAAAATACGAAACGGTTTAGTTGTCATTTTCAATCCTCACATTAGGTGGTCCATCCCACCGATCATCTAACGGTCCTCGTAACTCATCGTAAGTATATTCGGGCAGGAAAAATCGCACACCACTTCCCCACTTATTTTGTCTTTCGTATCGCAACACCATTGTACCTTCTGGAACAAACTTCTTCCACTTGCTAGTGATGTCGATGATCTTGCCAGCTTTATAGTCATAGTAGATTTGATGCTGCGACCCATCGGCGTTGGTGAGAGTCTCGATTTCAAACGACGCGACTACCAAAGAAACATTTGTGTCCTTCCAGTCACCGTAGGCGTGTACCCACCATTTGATATCAAAGAAACCAACTACCGCAAAGATGATAGCAAGCAAAAACCAACTCGCCTCAGGCGGCTCCTGAAACGTAGCAAGCAAGGCGGCGAAACAGCCGATAACACATATAAAAGCAACTGCTAATAGAATAAAATCAGGCATTGAACTTCACTCCCATAACTTCATGCAACCGTTCGCTGCTCACTTCGTCAGGTCGATACCGTGCGAAATTACTCAAGAATAATATCTCGGCGGCGTGTGGTTGCCATTGATCTAATTCTAAATCATAGGGTTCGAAGATGTCCTCGATTGCCCACCGAACCTTTGGGCTCATGAGTTGTAGTTTTTCTGTGACCAGCATACGGGTGTCAACTTCATGGACAGCTTTTTTGTAACCACGACTCTCCGCGATACGCGGAAGATCAAATCTCTCATTGATGGCATCCATGACTCCATTCTCAATGACACTGAAATCGGTTATCTTTCTTTTGATAGGTCGCACGATATCTCCAACATATGCCTCAGCAGCATCATGCATGAGCAACGCTAGTGCCAATTTATGTTCGCTCGGTTGTGGGTAGTGGTAGTCTTTCGCTCGGTCTGCACACAAGATACTGTGCTGAGCGATACTGTAATGCCACTTGCACCCACCGTTGAAACGAGTCATCAGGGAAAGGTGATGAGCGATGTCGAAAATGTCGATCTGATCGGGGTCAGGATCGAACACGTCGAACATCTTGCCAGTGAAAGTCTCCATGGCACTCTTACTCGTATCTTCAAGAATCACTTGGTCAGTCATGATGTAACTGCCTCCGTTAGTTGCTCGATCTGTGCATTAGTTTCTTCAACAGAGGGACGACGACCCACAATCCAAAGCAATGTCTTTTCATTCTTGAGGTCCAGATTTTCACGCATCCAAACGTGAGTCTTTGCCTCATAGATTTCGTCAAGAGGATCACCGTCAGGCATATTCTCAACACAGGGTTTCGCATATGTCGAGTTTACATTCAACGCCGCCATCTCATAAGGTGGATTCTGCCACACAAGTGGACTGAGATAACCGTCGATCTTTTTACGCCGATCAGGTCCAACATGGCAACCGATGATTCGTTTCACAGTCTTGCCGTGCTGTTGAAGTCCACGCATGATAGCCAATAGGTGAATGCCTGTACCAACTGGCACCACTAGGTTGTCCAACTCGTCGGGCAGGTTCACCACCTGAGCAGAGATAGGATCCAAGATTGCCCCCGAATCGACTTCGACGCTCTCCGAGAAAACTGCATTGAACACTTTCTCCGTTTTGCAAATCTCATTCAATCGTTTCTTGATAGGACCAGCCATACCAGTACCACAAACAATACGAACATCGCACCCGTAGGCTTTAGCGAGTCGCATCATATGATGCTTGTCAATCGTATTAGGTTTAGTTCCACCAACAGCAAGAATCGCGGTTAGTTCCAAGCGATGGGCATACGCAGCAAGAATCGCACCCGAAGTCGAGTACACAGACGACGTTGTAATAATCTGGCGGTCAAACTGTTCTTGAAGATATTTCCAGTTCTGTTGAATCAGATGAAACATTTGGCGACATTTACCGCCATTCAATCCACCCGGTCCAAACGGAACGAAAAGGTCATCTCGTTTATAGAATACGCCCCCCTGCTCTTGTACGGGCGAAACAAAATTGATGTCCAATGGATTCGTACTCATATCGGCAACCTCGCTGGGAAACTGGCAAAATCTTTGTTGTAAAATTCATCTGCAAGTTCTGCACCCCACCACTTTCGGTCAAGGCCATCAGCAGCAAACAACACGGGACCAACACCGGCAAAGGGGTCGATCACCAAGTCACCAGGCTCGGTCAGATTCTCGATCACCAACTTACAGAATTCCTGCGACCAGACATACTGGTTCAGGACTCTCTCTTGCTTGTCAACGATCATGTCCCGCAAGTATTCACCCTTGCGTGGGAACGTGCCCTTGCGAGTCATGCAGATAAAGTGTTGAAAGCCAAAGTAATACATGGACCTGTGGTCAATGTCATTGCGAACAATGATCTTATAGTCCTTCAGCTTCATTTGGTTGTTCATCAAACAGGTGATATACCATAGATGGTTGCATAGGATTCCACCGTTCACCTTACGGTCAGTCTGGCAGATGACAACGAACCCATCGTCTTTGACGACGCGAGCGAATTCATCAACTGCCTTCTTCTGTAAGGTTCGGTAGCCAGCAATGCCTGCTTCTGATTTATCGAAGTCGGTTTGGCTCAAGTCCGGGAGGCTCGTAAAGACAAGATCAACACTCTTGTCAGGGATTTGAGCCAGCACGGGGAATGCATCACCGTGAGTATATGTGTTCACAAAATCCATAATCTATCCTCATGATATTGAGATGCGAGAGAAATTTTTCTTCTTCTCGAATCGAATCTGTGCGTCAAATTTATCCGTCAAGATGTCCGCTTTGTGCGTGATGACAAACACGTTCGTCTTACCCACCAAACTATGTAACAGCTTTAGGAATTCTTCTGTACCAGCAGAATCCAAACTGCTGTCGAATACTTCGTCAAGAATCAGAAGGTTCGTGTTGGCACTATTCTTCATTCTGGCAACTTCACGCCAGGTGAACAACAATGCTAGGTCGATTCGTAACTTCTCACCCTCACTGAACGAACCGTAAGAGAAATCATCACGGTGTCGTGACTTGATCTGTTCTTTGAAGTTCTCATCTAAGGCAAACTGGACAAAGAAGTCCATCGCTGCCAGATACTTGTTGATTAGTTTGTTCATGACCGGCAAATACTGCTTGACGATCTTCGCTTTGATGCCTGAATCACGCAACAAGTTGTACGCAACTTCATAATAATGTCGGTCGTCGATCAAGTCGTGTCGTCGCTTCTTCAACGAATCTAAATCCTCACGCAGACTTTTCAACTTGGCTTTCTCAGCGTCAGTGATATCTTCCTCGTCGAGCAACTCCATGATCTCGTCTTGAACCTTTGAAATATATTGAGTGATCGCAGAGATAGAAGTATTCTTCTCAGACACGTCGGTTTCTTGACTTCTAATGTCGGTCATTACAGAATTGATCGCAGACAATCTTTCCTCAGTCGTCTCCACTTCGCCCGCGATGTCTCTCAATGCTTTCTCGAATTCTTCGATCTTCGCTGCCTTCTCATCCAAAGTCTTGCTCTTGAAAGTCTCGTCTATAGGTTGCTTGCAGGTTGGGCAGTTGTCCGTCTCCTCGAAGAATTTAATATCCTCTTTTGTTCGGTGAGTATTTCGATTGATCTTCTTCTCCAGATCCTCCCAATATTCTAACTTATCCTCAACCGTTTCTTTGTCTTTGATGTCAGCCAGCAGAGCTAGTATTTGCTTCTGCAACTCGTCGATATCAACCTGGATCGTTTTTATCTGACCGCTTGCCTCGTTGACTTCGGCTTTCTTTTTGTCGATATTCTCTTTACTCTTTTCCTGTATTCTCTTGATATACTTTCGATGCATACCAATCTTCTCTTTTGCCAGCTCGATCTTATAATCAGCGGCCTGCATGTCATCTTTCAATTCGAAGATGCGTTGCTTCAATATCACGTTCATGGTAGAGAAGATTTGAATGTCCAAGAGATCCTCGATAATCGCACGACGATCAGCAGCGGTCAACTGCATAAACGGTACGAACGTAGAAGAACCCAAGATCACGACTTGAGTAAACGACTTGTAATTCAGTTTGAGGATACTACTCTCAAGATACTTCTGGTAATCCCGCGACTTCGAATCTTGATTGAGCAACTGTCCGTCGATAAAGATTTCAAACAGTCGGGGAAGTAGCCCGCGTCGGATTAGGAATTCTTTCCGACCGATAGTAAACTCAATTTCAACGACCATATCTCGTTCGTTGATAGAGTTTACCAGTTGGGGCAAATTGATCCGCCGAAAGGTTTTACCGAACAGACCAAAACAGAGAGCGTCCAATACCGTGGACTTGCCCGCGCCGTTTTCCCCAGCGATCAATGTAGTCTTTGAACGCTGAAAGTCTATCTCAATAAAATTGTTACCAGTCGAAAGAAAATTCCGCCATCGGATTTTCTTGAATACGATCATCTAGGTGTTTTTTGCTCTAGAGCAATGCTGGAATCGTCTAACACTGAGACAGGTCCATTTTCTTTACTCTTTAAATCCTCATACGGTGCGACAACGACCCGGTAAAATTCTGCTGCTGCACAAACCATAGCCTTGTGGGCGTCAGACGCGGCATTATACCGCAATCCATCAGGGTGACAGATGAGCCACTCATGTACGAGCTTACTTATGCAATAATTCAAATCGCCATTGTCATGACCCTCATTCTTCAACACGGAAGTAAGGGCAAGAATCAACGAATCAAACTTTTTGCGTTTGTCTATAGTAACATACGGCATTATGAATCTAAGGCCTCCACATATAACGATTGTATCAGGGCTTTCAATTTCTCTGGTTTCTCAAGATGTTCCATGCTGTCGATCTCGTTTGCGATCAGTGCCATGGTGTCTAGCTCAAGGTCAATATCAGCTATTAATCCATCGTCAACCCCAAAGTCCTCGATAATGGAAAGATTTGCAACACCAGCATCATAGAAAGCGTCGATGTAACGGTCGAAAATATAAGGCTTGGTCTTATTGACTACGATAATCTTGATGTATCGGTTCCTATACTGACTTCGATCCTTAGTAGTATCATAGTCATTCTTCAAGTCATCATATAGGAACTTGTGGAACATCTCATCCGGGTTTGGAATAAACTCCATCTCCCGCGTCTCGGTGTCGAACACATGAAATCCTTTAGCAGAACCCAAATCAGAAAACGTGATCTGAAACGGGCTGCCCAGGTAGGTGATGTTTCCTTTTTCTTGCTTGTGGTGAAAGTGTCCAGAGTACACCGCTTCGAAACGCTTGAACACATTTTTATCCAACCCGTGGTCGAATCGAACGCCTTTATAGACTTCGAAACCTTGGATCTCGAAATGGCCCATAAGAATTGCAGTAGGTGCTGTCTCTAGAAACTTCAACGAATCATCGTAGTTACTTTGGTTGATCCAAGGAACCAACCCAATATCCAGGCCATCAAAATCCACAACTACGGGTTCATCATAGATGGTCAAGTTATTGAGGCCCACAAACAACTCGGTAACAGAATTCAATTCAGAAGTATTCTTAAAGAACACATCATGGTTGCCTAGGGTCAGATGAACCTTGATACCCCTGTCTTCCAGAGCCTTCATAAATCGTGTTCGTAGTCGTTGCAGGGTCTTGAAGTTGATATATTTACGACGATCAACCAAGTCACCAAGATGCAACACCGTGTCGATGCCATGCGTCTCAAGATAAGGGAAAAAGACTTCCTCAATGAACCGATAAAAATATTCAGAAAAGATTTCAGCGTCGTTGCGGGCACCGAAATGCGTATCAGTTATGACCGCGAGCTTCATTCTTTTTTCTCGTCAAAAGCGCCGTCAAGAGTACCGCGAGTAGTTCGCTTCTTCTTTGTCGTCGTCTTTTTCTTTCGACGTTTGGGTTTGACCTTAGCATCGAAGTTGGCGATATCAAGCGAAGTGAGCTTCAAGTAATCACGAATCACATTGTCTGATTCACGATCAACCATATTATTATCTCGGGCCCAATTTACAAACGATTGCCGGTGAGTTGCTGCTTCAAAACAACGAAACTTAATGTACTGCTGCTTCTTCTCTTTCTGGATTCGACGCAGAAATGCATAGTAGATAATCTGCGTGAAGTACGAGAACGGATTCGACGACTTTGCAGAGTCGAAATTGGAACAGTACATCAGGCAGTTTTCGATACCATCAGAGATCATCTCCTCGCGGTACGAATAGCCGATGAAGTTTGGACGATATGATAGATGCGTTGCAATGTCAAGAAAACACTTGCCAATATACTCAGTGACACCTGGCTTTGGGTCGCCCGATGCTTCTGCTTCTGCAAGCGTAACTTTCCAAGCCACCATAGCTACAAGGAATTCTTCGTTGTCCACGTAGTGGGCAGCGTTCTTCTTCTTCTTGCGTCGAGTTTTCTTTTTGACAACCGGTTTGGTTGTTTTTTTCTTCATCATGGGATAGACTCACTATACTACCTAAAGTATACATCCATAACACATAGGAGTCAAGCAAATTCTGCTAACTACTTGGGTCATCGTCGTTCCAAGGATTTCCAAATGGATCTACCCAACCATCTCCGTCTACATCGGGCATGATGTCCATTCGACCATCAAGATTCCTCGGCTGGTCTTCCTCATCCTCGTCATCATCCTCATCATCATCGTCGGAATCAGGTGGATTAACCATTGATTTCCATGGCTCATCCTCGACATCTAATCCAAGATTATCTAGAAACCGCATCAGAGTAGATAAACTCATCTGAATGAAGATCATCTTCGCTCGTTTCTTAGTTTTTCTCTCTTGTGCTTTTGCCGCAGAAGCTAGTTCCTCGTCGTTCTTATCTAACTCATTTGGCGGAGGCGTTTCCATATCACCATTGGCACGCAGCGTGTCGATGCGTTTCTTCTCATTATCATAGACCCCACAAATTAGCCCTGTGGGCTTACCATAACAGAGGATGTTCTCTCGCGGCACGATAGCACTATCACCCTGAGTAAAAGGCAGCCATTCGGTCATAATCAATTTTTTTGGAACTGGATTGCCACTCTTATCGAAGCCCATCATAATTTGAATCTGCATGGGACGACGTAGGATAAGATGATTCTTATCCTCTGGACTTTCAAAGAACTCAGCGATTATATCTTCGCCGTTCTTGAACTTGAACAATCGGTAGTTTTCGGGTATTTCCATGGATCTCCTCGTCATGTCCTATATTTAGGGACTGGGGACGCTGATCTTCACCGTTCGGTACTCAAATTCTTCACCATTGTATAATAAAATTCGGTCGATGAAATGCTTGAGAGTGTAATTTTTTCGCTTCTTCCAATGCAAGTCGTCAGCAACATCATACAGGGTTGCGATGTCTTTTTGATCTCCCTTTCGCAGGGACCGACCAAGACTTTGAAGTATTCGGATTCTTGATTTCGATGGAGAAGCAAAGATGATGTTGTGCAATCGTTTGATATTGATCCCCGTCGAGAATGTACCATACGAAGCAACAATGATTGCATCATTCTGAGTCTCTGTGATGCGACGAATTTCTTCTCTCTGTGTAACTTCGGTTCCACCATAAACAAAAAATACTTTACGGCCTACTGCTGCTTCCTTCTCGATCATTCGGTGCAAATTTTTACCATGCTTCTCGACCAGTCTATATAGAACCAAAGTATTACCTTTGAGTTTCAGAGCTAAGTCACGAATGAATTGGTTTCGCCATTTGTGAGAAACTAAGAAGTCTATCTCCTCATGGTAGGTTAATTTCTTACATAATTTACGAGTCTCCTCTGGATACTTGAGCAATATACAATCAATGCTCAGCTTTGCCAACAGATCCTTGTCCATCAACTCTTTAGTGCTGACTACCTTTTTCACCACACCGAACAGACCTTCTATCACCAGTTTGTGTGTCAGGGTTCCGTCAAGTGTTCCGGTTAGACCCACTCTATAATCGCACTTCTTTAACTTGGTCATGATCGACTTGAGTGATGTCGCTTTAAACAGGTGGCATTCATCTCCAAACACCGCACCAAATTGTTTGAAGTAAGAGAGTGGCAGCTTATAGATGGACTGCCACGTTGAAACGATGACTCGTTTCTCGGATGTTTTATCTCTACCGGCAAAGACCATATGGCAATGGTCTTTGCCGTTCCAATTTGGATCTTCCGATGAGTAGTCCGCAAAGTCTGAACACATCTGCGATACGAGCGATGTCGTTGGCACAATGATTAGAACCTTGCGATTGGAAGGCATCGTGTCAAGATAGTATCGGACTAGAGCGTAGATAATCAACGATTTTCCAGATGCCGTTGGGGAAACAAGCAGGCATCGCTTCTTTCGCAATGCATGGCCTACACCTTCGATCTGGTGTTCTCTTGGCGTCAACCGTTTACCCTGTGAGTGTGGTTTTAAAACCTTCTCAAAAAAGTTGGCTACATCTTGATTAGTGACTGGTTCTTCCTTCAACCAAGCATCTTTACCATCTCTGCATTCAACTGTGTAGTTTCTTTCCTCAGCAAAACGAAAGACATACTCGATCAAACCCCTAAAGAGTTTGTAATCGTGAACGCTGTATAGTCTGATCTTACCGTCCCACATCTTGCTACGATAAGAGGGCATGAATTGGGCCCCGGGAACCTTAAACGTAAAATAGTCACAGAGTTCCTGTGACAAACCACGATTAGGACACCAAACTCGGCAGTATACCGAGTCGATCGGTTCTAAGATTATATCAGCCATGTGTTATGGCTGGAAGATTTGACCATTCAAACGAATGGAGTCCCCTCCCAGATCGCCTTCAAGTAGCTCAGTCTCGATGCCGGCTTCCTCAAACATCGTGAAAGCCGTAGCAATTGACTCCCTCCAATGTTCCGGTGTAGCATCGTAGATTTTCTTGTGACCTATGACCTTTTTGATACCCGCTTGGATGATCGCTTTGCCACATTCAGCACAAGCAAACCACGGGCAGACCATGATAAGACCTTCCGTTCGAATACCCATGCGACACGCAGCATAGATTGCGTTGGTTTCAGCATGAGCTACGAATGTATACTTGAGAGGTCGCTCCCACCGCTCGTCTGTATTCTCAACCCCTGTCGGGAAGTGGTTCGCACCAAAGCAAATAATTCCCTGATTGGGTGCTACTAAACAAGCACCGTTCTGAGTAGAAGGATCAGGACTATGCTTCTTCGCATAAGTATAACATCGACGCAAGTAGGTTCGCTTAGTGGCATCGGTCAATGTGAAGGGCAACTCTCTGAGTAGCCCCGGTGGTGTAATATCATTCCCCATTGGTAAATTTTCTCCAATCAATGGCACCTTTAATGTTCCACTGACGACCATTAATAGCGTTCAATACCTTCTCCAGAAAGTTAACTTTCTCTCTCTGAAATTCTAGCTTGTCGGCCTTTGTTGTCAACTCGTCATCAGCATCCAAATATATCTGTATATCAGCTTTGAGGATCTTGTGGTCGATAGGTTCCCAACCATTCTCCTCGATATCTTCTTTCGAAAGTTTGCCGGTATAGTATTCCCACTTCACCTTATAGAATCTCTTATAATCTGCCGAGACACGTCGCAGCAACAGCTTCTCATCAGTGTAGTGATTCAACCACTTGCTGTGCAACTGGGGAACCGTTGAGGACTCCCCTGCTAGATCGGACTGATTAATGGGAGCATCTGTTGCCCACATCTCTTGATAAAATACTAGCTTCATACAATAAAGTATACACCATCTGCACGCAAAGTCAAGTAGATTATGGTGGTGGAAGATCAGTTGGACAGAATTCTGACAACTCCACATCCACCGCATCGTCTCCTATTATTTCAACATCATAGTAGCAGAACTTGAAAGTTGCTTCTCCAATGATTGGATCTAAATCCGTAACAGTAGCATCAAACTCAAGTCCCGTCAGGTTCGTTGGGAAGAGGTCTTTGAAAAATACTTTGATATTGACGTTGCGGTTGCTGGTTAGGATAAACAGAGTAGCATCGGAGACGGTCGCACTTTGATCTCGCACATTGTCAAGGTTCAACTCTTTGATACGAGAGAGTGCCAAGATCCAACTGTACACTTCGATCCAGTCTGCCATATTTTCGCTGACCATAAACTTGAGCGACAAATCCTCGAACTCAATGCTATCGCCTGGAATTGGAATGGCCTGCGACATGGGCGTTTCATAAGCAATAGAACCGAATGTCAAGCCCGGAAGATTCGCTCCTTGTCCAAAGAACACCACATTGGGCAATCGCTGAATAACAAAGCGAAACCCTGTGGTCTGCAATGGATTAGTGTTAGTCGGTTGTCCTCGTATTTGACCCATGCGTAATCTCCTCAGCTATATTTAGGTCAAACAAAAAACCCCTTGCAATTGCAAGAGGTTTTGTAGTTTCGGAGCTAGGACACTCGTCACTAGGATTACAGGAGGTTACGAACGTCCACAATACGGTAGTATTGATTGATTCGTGGGTTTGCTGTAGGACCAACGTCGGGATCATCAGTACCCACGAATGGGTTGCTAACTAGACCATATCGAGTCTTGAAACCGATCTTCGGCTGGAAGCTCTGCTCACCAACGGCACGCACCATCTGTAGAGGCACATACGGGGTGTAGAACAGACCAGCATCATAAGGACTTGCACCCTTATAACCAGAACAGAAGAACTCGCGGTCGAATGCCGTTGCTTGGAAGTACGGGTCGATATAGACTCGCGTGCGACCTTGTAGAACACCAGCAAAGGTGTTACCAGTGTCATCAACATTCAAGTTGGTTGACATTGCAGGTGCATGATCGAGAATACCAGCCATTGAGAGAGCAGAAGCAACATCGCTTGAGCAGAGGACCCAGTTGCCCTTGCCTCGACGAGTTTCTTTCGCAATCTGGTTAGACTCACGTTCGATCTGGAACAGAAGTCCCTTGAACTTTTCAACAGACCAACGACCATTGGAGTCAGTGTTCAGGTCGAACGTACCTTTAGTGGTAGTGTCCTTCTGGGCACCGAGCTTCGCAATGACGTAGATAGTACGAACGACTTCTCGGTTGATCTCAGCGAGGATTTCGCTGGAGAGAATGTTCGCAAGCTCTGTCTCGGCGTCTAGACCGTGAACAGCTTTCAAGTCTTGCTGTAGTTCTGTCGTGTACTCAGCCTTGAGGGCGCGAGTCTTAGCAGTAACCGTTGTCTTTTCGATGGAGAATGCCATCTCAGCAAAATCTTGGCCAGCACCAGAACCTAGACCTTCACCGGCTGCTAGGGATAGTCCTTGACCAACGCCAGTCTCGAATGCACCATCAAACGGATCTGTGTTTGGCGGAGCATGTTCACCTGCACCAGAATGGGAGGTGTGTGCTTCGTCAACACCAAGAGCTTCGCCCGCACCGGAACTTGGACCAACGCCCGGACCAGTGCCCGCAGGGTTGTTGTAGTGAGATCGCATCGCAAAGATCAGTCCAGTAGGACCTGTCATTGGCTGAACGCCAGCGATGTCGAAAGCAATGAGGTTAGGCATAGCACGACGTACAAGGCTAATCAGGATTGGATCCCAATTGTCTACGCCGGGATCACCACTCGAACTGTTTGTCGGGGCCTGCTCGGCGAGATAGTCTTCCTGGTTTTCCAGGAGAATAGTCGTTACAGCCTTGCGGTACGGATCGTCGATTCGCGGCAGATCCGGGTGTTCAACAATCGGTGCCCATTTTCGCTGGAGCGCCTCTGTTAGTGTTCTTCCATTAAGATCCATTATGGATTACTCCTTTGTGGTTGTCCTAGTCACCTGCCAATGCAAGCTACTACAGATACTTATAAATCTCTGGCTTTCGACTCCCGTAGGATTAGCCGTTCAATTGTCCCTGTCTAAACTTCCCGGTTGCAGATGGGTGTCCCTGCAAGCGGCCCGCCGTAGCGACGTAAGAACTCATCTTCTCATTCAACTCGACCAAGGCCGGTTCGTTTGATTCATCGACAGCATCATAATCATCGGAAGCTGCTGCGACAGCAGTAGCACCAAAGTAGGACTCTCGCAGAATCTCAACCTTGTCACGATATTGGTCAGAGTCATCAGCCTCAAGACCTTCGGCAAGACTTCGCAATCTTTCCCGATCGGTGTCGGCAAGACCGTCAGCAACCTCATCGAATACCTCATTGAATGTCTTAGTATTCACAACTTTGCGAAGCTCAACGTTTGAGTTGATCTGCTCACCAAGCTGACCCTCAAGTTCCTCGTTTCGAGTCTGTAACTCGACGTAAGCATCAACACGATCTTCAGGAAGCTCGATGTTATGTTCCTTGAACAGGTCATGCAGACCGTTCATGAATGAACTGGAGATTTCAGAACGTAGACCGTTCTCAATTGCCAACTTATTCTCATCGGCCCATTGTTCAACAACGTAACCAAGATAATCGTCAACACGTTCGATGATTGCAGCTTGCTTCGCATCGAAGCCCGCCTGTATCTCAGCAACCTTCTCGTCAAGGAAACCGTTGTATGTCTCGGTCATCTGTTCAGCATGACGAGTCATAACTTCACGCAAAGCAGCGTTGAAAATCGTGGTTGCCTTGGTCTTGAACTCCTCAGATAGATCCTCACCATTGAATAGAGCGTTCGTTGCTTCTGCAACGGTCTTATCCATACCCACGGCTGAGGGATCAAGAGGTCGTTCTTTAGCTGACTGAGCAGCATCAAGAGCGCCACTGGAGGGCTTACCACCAGAACCCTTCGGACCACGTTGGCCAGCACGGCCGGCGTCTGAACCGGTATCGTTATCAGCATCAGTTAGTTGATCTTCGGGACGACCGGGGTTACTTTGAGTTTGACTCTTTGCACCTTCACCAGCCATCTGTGCTTCAACAACAGCATTTGCAGAAGGAACCTTTGGGTGAGATTTGGTGGTAACTTCATTCCCAATATCACCAGAATATGTTGAGCTTTGTCGCTTACGCTGTGCGTCTGAACGGCTTGAATCATCGGTTGAGGTTAGCTGATCGTCAGCAGTAGCTTCTGCCATTTCTTCGTCATCATCCGCATCTTCGTCATCATCTACCTCATAGAGATGTGCGCCAAGGGGATTGCGAAGTCGAGACTCTTCCATCTCGTCATCGTCATCTTCGTCTTGGTCAAGATTCTCTGCGACACGGCTCTTTTTGACGGCATCAGGACCTTCCGATCCGAGCTTTACATCCTTAGATGGTCCACCGGCAGAGGGAACGCTACGACCTTTAAGTGTCTTGGGACGGCCATCGTCACCGGGTTGAATCGACTCTTCCATCTCGTCGTCGTCATCATCATCTTCGTGAGCGGCTTCAAGAACCGCAGCGGCAGCAGCTTCAGCAGCGATTCGTGCTGTGTTCTCTACCTGCTCTTGACGTGTTTTTCGACCATTGCGTGACATATTTTATCTCCCGGAAATCTCTAGAGTAATCTCTGTAGAATCACCATTTATTTATGGATTCAGTGTTTTACATCTCACCTAGGAATCTTTCGAATGCCCCAAGCGTCTTTTCTTCAAGCTGGCATCGTCTTGCTCGTCTGATTTCCTGCTTGTATTCTTCTAAGTCTCGGACTTTGAATGCACCATTCTCATAGACCCAATCTTTGTTTTCCATGATACCTCTCACGAAAGCATCGGGTGCGGAAGGGTCTGCAACGATATCAGCAGCGGTCGCTAGGTGGAAATCATCACGAACGACGTTCAAACCATTTCGTCTTTGCTGCAAACTTCCCATGCCGCGTGATGATACTCCCAACTGGGCACCCTCTTTGATAAGAGACTTGACGATCTTACCAAACGGTGTGTCCATGATCTTGGCACGACCTATGAAATTCGTTCCCTCTTTCTTGAGGCTGGTGATTAGGTGGGAAACTCTCTCAAGGTTGATGATCGGACCCTCTGGATGACCCAACTCACCAAACGCACGCTTAGGAATTACAAACTCTTTGACGTACCTATTGACTTCTGCGGTGAGGATTTCCATGGGATACATGCGGCCATTACGGTTTTTGATGTCGCCCTGCAAGAAAGTGCCTTCAATGTACACATTCTTCTCTCCATCGCCCGCGTCCTCGATGATATAGTTTACGTCTGCAATTTGTTCTGTGAGTAGTTTCATTGGTTAGATTCCCATGGTCTTTCTTTTATTTAGGGATCTCTGTCTTTTCTGTGCTATCGACTTCGACGCGCCCTTGCGTGTTCGGGCTCCCTTGACTGCCGCTCTCTGTTTGTCTCTCTGTTCACCGGGGGTCATCCTCACACGTTGTCCTGCTTCTTTCTTGAAACCAGTGTTGACTTGACGTTTCTTGACGACCCGGCCTTGTCGAATAACCTTCTGTCCTTCACCACCAGGACGTGCTTCATTAACGAAAGGTATCGAGTTCATTAGACTCACTCCCCTCATCGAATGTATCGTCATTCGTTATCTCATCGGGTGATAGTTCCATATTTGGAAGCAACTCATTTTCAGGATCAGGGGCATCATTATCTTTATTTCGATTCAAGTTCGATACTTTTACAAGGTCAGCGATGTCCTCTCCCAAACCAAGTCGTGCAAGTGCTTTCTTTTTATCCAAAGACAAAAGACGGTTTTCTAGTTTCTTTTTGGCCGAAGATTTTCCACCCTTTAGTTTATCCAATTGACGCACGACATCTCTAAACTCAGCTTCAACTTGTTTTGATGTTTGGCTGGGCGCAGCCATACCCTCTCCGAATAACTCCTCAGCAATCAATATTCTTTGGTCCTGCAAACACTCTGATACTTTCTGCGTCAACATCATATTGACATATTTGGT